GTTTGTTTTACGCTTGGATAAAATACCCACTGTATAATTAGGCCGCCAAACAGGCTCCCGAAACATAAATACCCATTTTGTGTGATATTGTATTTGACACCTGTTGCGGTCAACACTTTTTGTATCATCGTTGCCAGCAGGCTGTCTGATGTCAGTGTGTTGACGAGAGTGCCCAGTCCTGTGCTGGCCAAGGTAGCTACAATACCTTCGTTCCAGTCCGTAATCTTTTTATAATCCGTTTCTGGATGGATGACATCATAATCGTTTTTCGTTTTGTTCCAATGGTGCATTATTCCTTTTAAAATGCTCATAGTGCGCTTCTCCTTTATTCGCTGACTTCTATCCAGATTGTGTTCTGGCTAGTTGGCTCCGTTCCGCCTATATACATATCTTCTGTCGGCACTTCTATCCAGGTGCTGGACCCGGCGGACGGCTCTACGCTGAGTGTGACGTTTGATGGACCTTGCAGGTATGGCAGACTACTCCAGGCTGTCGTTCCGTCACCGGCCTTCATCCGATGTGTGTCGGACTCAATGCCAAGTTCCCCGGTCAATAGTATAGGGTTAACGCTTTGCCAATTTGCCGCAGTATCGATTCTGGTCTTAACCTGGCCGTTTATTGTTTTTGTGGCCATTGAATCACCACCTATGCATTCCCGCAGTTAATGACCACGGTGTCAGTCGTATGGACGATAGTTGCCCCGTCCTTGAGCGCCGTGGAATTTTTAGTGGCAAAAGCCGTGTCAAACCGCGCCTGGGTCCAGTATAGGTTTGACCCTTCTGATATGTTAGCAGTGGTCAGGGTGACTACACCAGTCTTTCCGTTGACGCTGGTCACTGCATCGGCAGGCGGTGTCAAGAGCTGCCAGTTTGCGGCTACTGTCGGGTCATCTTTAGTCAGAATATAGCTCCCTTTGTCACCGCCGGAGCTGATGACACAGACATCCCCGGTCTGGGCGGTCAGTTTGAGCATGTCCGCCTTGCTGGTGGCCGTAAACGTGTCAGTAATAGCCAGCGCTGGCAGTACTGCAGTGTCCAATTTTCCGTCGCTCCCCAGCACCGGGATATTGCCGGAGGCCGTACCGGTGTTCTTGGTGGCTGCCGTCCCCAGGCCGCTGATTTTACCAGCGCTTATCCCGCTAGGCATATCAGATGCACTCAGCTGGGCCACACCGGTCACGATGCCCTTGGTGTTGACGGTAACTTTGGTGTATGTGCCGGCAGTAAAGGCCTGCCCTGCCAGAGCAGTAGTGATGGCCAGGTTAGCAGAGCCGTTAAAGCTCCCGGACCCGGTTACGTCCCCGGATAGACTAATTGTTCTTGCGGTAGCCAGCTTGTCTGCACTGGCTACGTTGCCTACAGAGGCGGTGCCAGTCGCACTGTCCACAGTAACCTTTCCGGTGCCGCTGGCGGATTTGATGCCCCCCAGGGTATCGCTGGTGGCTGTTGGCAGAACGTACACTACCACGTCCGCCCCATTGATTGTCAAGGCTCCGTTGGTGCTGCTCTTACCGATTGCTGCACCGGACCAGGGCAGTGCAGACCACAGATTAGTACCGTCACCTATCTTGATTCGTCCAGAGTCGGTCTCCACGCCGGGTTCGCCTACAGCCAGGATTCTCGTGGATGCGGCCCACTGGGTTGCAGAGCCAGTCCGCAGCTGTAAGATTACGTTTTTAAGAGTTTGTGTTGCCATTATGCTTCCCCTCCATTTATCACATTAATTTGGTGCCAGTCGCTGGCTATGGGTATATACGTCAATGTATCTGCATCCCATAAATAGATAATCCCTTCACTTTCATCGATATAAAGTTTATCCACGTCTCCCAGGCTAGGAAAGTAGCTTTTTCCGGGCATCCGTACCATTGCTTTCTTGCTGTATCCACTGGTCTTGATGGATGTCTTCAGGGGTACGCCTGCCGTCATTTTTGCGGATATGATTCCAGATGCTGACAATACAGCGTGTAGCTTTTCCATCGTATCCACTCCTTAAATCGTCACATCCGGCAATAAATGGAACTTGCCTGGCCCGATAGTCTGACGGATGCCATCTGCCAGAGTAAGCTCAACGTCCCATATGTAATCGCCATACGACAGATTCTTCGTCTTATCATGCGTCAGGTTCACTACTGTCCCATCCATCGGACACTGCAGTACATAATTTGTGTCATCATATGACTTTTTCACCGAGAATACGCCCGTGAAGTCCGTGATTTCCGTGCCATCGTCCGCAGTCGGCTGGATACTGAATCCGTCATCGTCGCCACGGATATAGTAGATGTCCATGTTCTTGATTTTTAGCATAGTGCATCACCTACCCGACAATTTCGACCCACATACCCCGGTCTGACATAGACGCTGGTTTATCCGCTGTCGATGTTACCATCAGGATATTTTCATGAGCCGCTTCGTCCGTGTTATGAGCTACCGTCAAAAAACCATTAGGATTAATTGTTGCTGATACATTGCCGGTATTGCTCATT